TTTCCTTAATTACTTTTTTAATTTGTTTCATTGTTTTGCGTTTTAAAAATTAGATTAGTTTCTAACTATGCAACAAATCTACAAAAATTAATTTAATAAACAACAAAAATAAAAAAAAATGTAACAAAAATAAATTTCAATGCTTTACCAATATATTACTATGGTATAAATTTGTAGTATAATTTTAACAATTGAACACGTGCATACGTCTACAAAAAATAAATCATATAAAAAAATAATATCGTTGTTTATAATGAATCTAAATAAGCTATTTTTAACGAGTCTAAATAATAATAAGCTATCAAGAATCATTCTAAATAACAAAACATACCCCCTCATATTAAACATACCCCCTCATATTAAACATAGGGTATCATATTAAACACCCCTCCATATTAAACGCACCCAATTATATTAAACACACCCCATTATATTAAACAAAAAAAGGGAGACAAAATTAATTATCCCCCTTCATATTAAATATTTTATTTTTATCTTATAACATAAACTCCAGAGTTTACTCCTTGTACTAAATACATTAATCCGTATCTAATAGCATCTATAAAGTGATTAAACTTATCTATTGGAGCTTCTCCCTTATCTTTCCATACATAATTGTTTAGCTCTCTTATTATGCCGTGAGAACCTCTATCAACTATTATCTCATAATCCTGCATAAGTGCTATACCTGATAATATACTACCTTTCTTCTTTATTGTAGGCTTTATATTAAGACCCAATGTTTTCATCTCTGATATTAAACGTGGTTCACTATTATCACAAATAATTAAATCCATACCACACTCTCTTTTATTCATACCTGCTATCTCAGATGTGTTTAGATTAGGTTTTCCGTAGATTTCCTTAACCCAAACCTTTCTTGCGTTCTTATCTACCGAAATCTTCACAAGTGTCGTTAAATCGGCTGAAAATCCAAAATCCTGCCCATAGCAAGTAAGTTCTGTAGGGATAAAGTCTCCTACTCTCCATTTTCTTATAATAGTACCTTCTGCTTTCTCAAGCCAACCTCCTAATATTTGGTGTTGATACTTATCTGGTCTCTTACGTTTCATTTCATATATCCTACCTAAGAATGATTCAGATAAGTTTGTCTTATTATCTTTGTAAGTTGTATGAACATAAGTAACATCTCCTTTAACCATATTAGATGCTGCCAATACGTTTTCATTTTGGAAAAACCTCTGATATATCCAATGCTCTTTAGTTGTTGGATTAAGTATAAGAATAACTCTGTTCTGTTTAGTCTGTGAACGTATAGAGAAATCAATCTTATCAAAAACACTTTCATCTACAAGTTCTTCTGCTTCATCAACTACAAATGTAGTTATACCATTTAAGGATTTAAGTGCTGCAGTCTGATTACCTGATGATGTTCTAATACCTTTAAATATAATAGAACTACCTGTCTTGAGGTTCATAATCTCATCTTTAGTTATCCTAAAGTCATCGTGGACTCCCATTAAGTTAATCTTCTCAATAAATTCAGGAATAATAGATGTATGTGCTGAAATCATCGTATAACGAGAGAACAGTATCTTATGTCCTGATTCATAAGTTAAGTTAAGTAAGAATACATTTATACCAAATGACTTACCACTACCCCTACCTCCTGTAACAACAAAATACCTACTCTCATTCTTGAAAATAGGTATATATTTCTCGTGTATATTTATATTATTCATCTTTTGGTGTTACGTCTATAATCTTATCTTTAATCTTCTTACCTTCAACGCTATCTCCAAAGAAATTAATAGTAGGTGCTTGAACTTTATTAGAAACCTCTTCTTTATCATCTCCATAAGCAAAATCCATAAGTAATTTCATATGATTATAGCTACCTTCCTCTGCTTTCTTAGCTAAACTCTCAAAAGCATTTACTTCGCTCCCAAATACGTTCTTAATAGCCTTTTTAGCATATTGTTTCTTACGATTCTTCTTAGCAGTATTCATTGCAGGTTTATTAGACCTCTCTTTATCTGGTACAGGTAGCTTGGAAATAGATTTCTTTCTACTATTCCCTTTTCTACCATCTGTTGGCTTAATCTCTTGTGAATTACTCATATTATGATAACTAAATTATTGTTATTTTGTTTTTTACCTATAATAATAATAATTTCCTTGCTCGTTACGTTCTGCTTCATAATAGTTCTTAGTAAGTTCTATTTCGTAATGCAGTAGTCCAGATAGGTAGCCACAGATAAAAGTAACATCTGCATTTGACAACTCATAATCCTCCTCATCTTTCATAACATCTGTATTTAACACATCGTTTATGTCTAAACTTAAATCTATTAAGTAATCATCTTCTTGATAGTATAATAAAATCTCATCAGGAAGTGGGTGCATAGAATTACTGTTACTTGAGTATTCTGGTCTTATTGATAATATCCTATTCTTTAGTTCTTCTGTCATAACTTCTATTTAATAAATTCTTGGTTTCTTAATACTTCTTCAATAGCATTTATAAGGTCATACTTTTGACCGAATGTAATACCACCATTGTAAAAATCTGTATCAATCTTTTGTAGTGTTTCTATTATTTCTTTCATTGTTATAATTATTTAAAACATTGTTAATTGTGATGTAAATGGTTTTATTCTTTTTTCAGCGTAATCACATTGCTCTTTACTTATCTCGCTACCCAAATAACTATGACCATCAATTACACAAGCAACAGCAGTAGTTCCAGTTCCCATAAATGGGTCGTAAATTAAACTATTGTCTTTTGCGTAAGTAGATATTAATTTTCTAACAAACTCAGTACTAAAAGTAGCTTTGTTTAAATCAGTAGAGGCATCATTGTTTTTAGCAGTTATAAAATTAAATACATTTTCATAAATAGATTGACCTGTTTCCCTTTTACTTAACTCTTTTTTATTACAGTTAAAAGTGTGAAACTCATCTTTCCTACAAAATACATAAACATACTCAACTATTCTTGTCATTTTGTTATGAGATACATTGTTAGGTGTAGCGGAGTTTTTCTTCCACACGATAATATCTGCTAAAGTAAAATTACTTCTCCTAATAATATCAGCTACAACTAAACTCATTAAAGTAGTGTTCTCTGTTCCGTAACTCATATTATAAAGAACAATTCCATCTTTTTTTAACACCTTATTAAATCCTTTAAATATTTGTAAAGTCCAATCAATATACTCTTCATTACTCATACCATCTTTATACAAGTCATAACCTCTATCTGTTGAATTAGGTCTTATTATATTATATGGTGGAGAGGTAACAACTAAATCAATAGACTTAGACTCCATTCTATCCATAGTATCTATATTCTTTTCGTTGTATATCTTATTCATAAGCACCTGTTATTTTATTTCTAACTTCATCACTACACTTTACTTCTGTAAATTCTTTTGATTGATTTTCAAAACCTAATCTTGATATAATATTTATATTTACAATCTCAACTGGCTCTGAAATGTTTAGTTTAGATAACACCTTTTTATTGTAAAACATATTACCATCATTTTTGTAAACCAATTTATTTAGTTCATAGGTTTTGTTTTTGTAACTTATTGTTAAATCACAGAACACTATTTCCTTTAAACTTACATCATTATTCATATTTTAATTATTTTTTATATTATTGTACATAGTTATCTTGCTTTGTATGTGCTTTTTAAATTCAGTTATAGATGTTAGTTTAGGGTGATTAATTGAAGCCATATCGTCATATTCTGATATTATATAATCCATAACATTATAATCTACATCTTCTTTACTGTAAGCAATAGCAATCAACTCTCTAATTGAAAACGCCTGTATCTTAGATTTTGTGTATTTTAGTACTAAATTAGATAATTTTTCAAGTAAATAGTAAGCTAATTCTTCATTTTTAATATTAGCGTTACCCTTCTTAAATCTTGAAGCACTAAATTGACCAAAAAAACAATTAATAATATTACCTACAGATAACATTTTATTATGTCTTAAATAAGCCTCATAAACAATACTGTACTCTTCGTTTTCTTTAGCAAATGCTTTCAAGTAATCAGCATTAGTCCAAGCCTTATTTCCATTGTTTAAACTTATAATTGAGTTCAAATGTTTTGATTTATTAGCAGTATCAACCCATTCAATTATATAAGCTGGTATTGTTTTCTGTTTTAAAAGTTTAGCAGATTCTATTCTGTGATGCCCTTCTATAACATCTCCTTTTGAAGATACAACAATAGGCATCATCCAACCATAATCATTTAATTTTGATTTAAAGTTTTCTGCGTGTTTAATAACAGTGTCTCTATTTACTGTTGCCATCTTTAATTCACTTATTGGATAATAAGCATTGTAATCTCCTCTTTTAATTTCTTGATTAATCATTTTGTTTTGTTTTTAATTATTAATATTATTTTGTTATGAGACAAATCTACAATAGTTTTTTGGATTAGAAATACTTTTTAACAAATTTTAACATTTCTTTAACACTTAAACTAAAAAAGGAAGCTAATTAGCCTCCCTTAATAATTCTATCTCTCTATTGAGATAATCTTGTGCCTTAATAAGGTCAAGCAGTTCATCGTTTTTCTTTCCTGCTCTTGCAATATACTTAATTATATTACCTCTACAGAAATTCAAGTCATAATCTCTAATAACATCTATAATGTCATAATCTTTGCCATTTTCGTAATGTGTTTGTGTACCTCTCATAATTTATTTATTAATAAGTTAATGTAATTCTAATATAGACTCCCCTTCTATTATTTGACATTCATCTTTACTCTTCCAAGACCAAGATTTAACCCTCATAGTAATAAGTTCACGTATCTCATCTCTTCTATCCTCTGGAATAGTGTCTATAAGCAATTCTAAGCTATCTTTACCTATTTTTAATGAGTTTATATGTAAATTACGTTTAGATTCCTTTAAAGCTCTCTTTTGAGTCTGTTCTATTGTAAAAAACTCTTCAGCCTTATCATTAAAGTAAACATTATAAAAATCTCTGAATGATGGGTATGTTTTATAGTAAATACCTATTTTTTGTAGTGCTTGAAATATAGATGCTCTATTTCTTTTTACACCTCTTGATTTAAACCATTCTGCAATCATTCTATCATTCATATAATTAACATCTCTTAAAATTTTATAGAATAATGTTCTTGTAATCATTATTTCAGTCTTTCTTGAGTTAGTATTTAAGTCAATACCTGTTAATACTTCAAAATCTCTTGCTAATTCATCTGCTGTTTCTTTCTTGTAATCTATCATCTTTTTTGTTTTAATTTAATTTATTATTTTCTTTTATTTCTTCTATTTTAAGTAATACTTTAGTAAAACTATTGGTTTGATACCAATCTAAAGCCTTTTTTATACCAGCACAAGCCAAGTATAACTCTTGTTCTTCGTAATATTCTAAAATGTCTTCTAAAATGTATTTAGGTAACCCTTCTTGAATCTCAAGTATTGCATTTGAGAAGTACGATTCAACAACATTCTTATCTTCATCGCTTAATGTTCTCATAACAATCTGTTTTTAGTGTTAGTAATGATTTAGCTTCATTAAACATAGCTTTTGCATCATCTCCATAAACCTCCTTATAAAGTCTATAGGTTCTATTCATTAATGAATACTTATTATTAGCGTCTTTAAACAACTTTTCAGCATAAACCTTACCATAGCCTTTACATACCTTTATATTGTCTGCTGAGTCCCCTACAATCATCTGAGAATAGAAGTTTTTATTAGCTTCTTCCTCTGATATTTTAACCAACTCTCTTTTCTTATAGTTGTAGTCGTAAAACCAACAAGGGAATTGTTTATAGTCTTTGTCTAAAGACATTATAATAACAGAGTCAATACCATTCTTTTCTACCTCTTCTGCCCATAATGTAGCTACAACATCATCTGTCTCTACACCATCTCCATAAATAGAATTGTATTCAAGCTTAACCATATCGTGAAGTAGAGGTAATATCTCTGGTCTCTTCTGCGTTCTATTTAACTTATAGGTAGCTGATATATCTTTCCTAAAGTTGTTTTTAGAGCCATTACAGAATACCACCTCATTAACATTCACTTGTTCTTCTAAGAAATCAAGTAACCTTTCAAAGCTAACTTCAAACTTATTGAAAGCAACATTAACATCTGTCTCAAATAAGTCTTCAGGAAACTCTATATCATCTTTCTTCTTAAAACAAGAAGCATAGATTAAACTATCTGCATCAAATATTACTTTCATAAATCAGTAGTTTATTGTTAATTTTTTTCTTATTCTGCATTCTCTTGTCATCAAACCATCCTGTAATAGGATTGATTCTGTGATTCCAAAACTTGGTTAATTTCTCTTCTTTAGTTCGCTTCATAATATATGTATTTAATTTAAAGCAAAACTACAAAACTATTTATATACTTCCAAATACTTTTTCAATTTATTTACAATTCCTATCATACAGGGTCTACAACTTGTGTTTTTTTGATTAGTATTAAAAATGTTATTGTGAATAGATATTAGCCTCGCTCTTTGTTGAGATGTGGTTTTACGAGGATTACCTCCTAAGAAATCACTAAGGTAAACATAATCTTCTTCTGATATACAATTAACCTTCTTGTAGGTAAATAGCTTATTTAGTTTCTCTTGTCTATCATCACAACCACAATCCTCTCCTGCTATAAACTTAACCAGCTTATCTACTCCTGTAGCTTTAGTAATCTTAGCTACTGTATCTCCAATACCTTCAGATTGCTTAGCAACATTATCTTTAAGTGCTTCATAATCCTTAGACACCTTAGTCTTATTCCATTCCTTATACTCTCTGTAATCTTTAGACCTCTTGTCTATAGTTTCGTAGTATCCTTGTTTCTCTAATTCTAAATAATAATTATCTGGTCTCATATCTTGTCAAAATCTTGGTTAAAGTAATCTATTAAATCTTCTGATAAATGTTCTCTTAATATAGCTTTTTGGTTTAGTATAGAATTGTGTATAGAAGTTAATCCTATCTTAGCACCTTTAGATATTGCTCGTAAAGACAATCCTTGTATAAAGTACAATTCAAACAACCTCTTGTCATA